CGGGCAGTGTAGTTTCCCTTTATAAATAAAGACAACCGTACCTCCTGGGTTTCTGCCTGAGGCCGGTTGTCTGCAAAAACTTCAAATGTATCTATCATCGGAGTAATGACAAGGTACTCATCTGGCGGTACACCGCTAAATACTCCGGTTTCAATGGGAATACCCAAAACATCCAATAACGAATTTAACTCTGACAATATGCTCATATCCGACCCAGCTCCTCTTCAAGCTTTGCTTTCATTGCTTCGATGCAGGACTTCCTCGACGCCGATTTTGCAGGCTTCAAAAACGGCTTTGCGGGCTGTCCGGACTTGCCGTATTCGATAATGTTGGCGATCTTGGCGTTGCTCTCCCCGTCTTTTCTCGGCTCCGTAAAGCCGACCTTAATGTTATGGTTTCCGTCCCTGTCCTGCTTGGCAGGAGAGAGGCCCAAAGCATTTACTAATTCACCGGTTGCTCTGGACGGGTATTTAGTGCCGTTTCCGATGACCGACTGCAGGTTGGACTTCACTTTGGAAAGAACCACTTCTCCGCCTGCTTCCAGCACCTTAGGTATGATTTCGTCTGTCCTTTCTCCAAGTCTTGATAACTTGAGCAAAAACTCCTCCGGCATTTTTACATCAACCTTAGCCACGTCGCAGCCACCTCCCGCTTTATACTCCGCTTGATTTTACCTTCTCCGCAAGCGCCTCAATATACATTCCGCGCCCCTTTACATCCTCTAAGCTGACAATATTGTACCTGCCATCGCTGCAAACGAGTACAAGATCTGTGGTGATTTCCAGGTTAGGTATCTTGCGGAAGCGGAACAGTGCTGACGCCTGTGAGAACGCCGCCCTGTTTGCCCATTTTTCGCTGCCATGCCTTTCTTCCTTGTATGCCCTGACCGAAGCAAGGATGACGTCCCCTTTTTCAGCAAAACCCTCGCTGTCCTTAACCGGCTTGGTTGAGATGATGTCAACAAATGTGTTCATTTTTCCGAAGCTCATCCCTCAAACCCTCCAATCCCGGTCAAGCCGCAGTAGCATATTCACCGTATTCCATACCTGCTGCCCGGCCTGCACGCTATCCCCGAAAAAACCGGCTGTCGAGCCATCCCTGCTTTCGTAGAAATGGCTCGACAGCATAATGACAGCCTGTTCGGTAGTAGGCGGCATTATGTGTGTTTCATACCATCCGGCAGCAACGTGCTGGTAGCTCTCGGCGTAGGACAGGGCGGCGCTAATGAAGCTCAGCAGAAGCTCATCGTCCGTATCGTGAGTAAGGATAAGGTTTGCTTTGACTTTGGGTAAAAGATTATCTGATACCGCCATGCTGTACGCCTCCTTCCGCTCACTCTTCGTCAGCTGCCATCAGCCCTGCCGCTTTCAGTTTAGAAAGCAGGGCATTAAAATCCGCTGTGAGTCCTGCGACATCAGATGCGACGCTGTCAGCCTGGTTTTCCGCGACAGGAAGCCCCGTCACCGAGGCCCCCGGCAGAATTTCCAATGTGCCGCCAACAACCCACTTATCGCCGCCCTGTTCCATGTAATTCTTAGTGGTATAGCTCATACTGCACCTCCATTAAGCTTTCTGCTGGAGAACTTTTATAGCCTCCGGCAGAATCAGCTTGCCGTCTACGCGCTGAGTAGCAACAAATCCGACTTGGCCAGTGACGGCATAAAGCTCGTTGAGTCGCTTAAATACACGCCCCTGACGATCTGCTACCCAGTAATAGCTGAAGTCTCCAAAGACAATCGTCTTTNCCGACGCAGCAATAGTGGGCACATATGCCGAAGTATACAGCGGGCGATTTAAAATGGTGTCAGGTGTACCTGCCTGAACAGAAGGCTGCCAGAGATACTGACCCTGACCATCCTTTAGTTTGCGGATAGCCTTGACAGTTGCATCGTTCATGACAAACACTGCTCTGTTGCGGTAAGGTGCTTTCAGGCTATAGAACAGATCAAGTACCTCGTCCATAGTAATTGCCGTAGCGCTTGCAGTAGTCACACCAACTTGCGCTCCACCAGTATTGGCTAGAATACCAGTTGGCTTGCCAGAGCCATCGCCAGTGAAAAATGCTTCTTCTTCCTTGTTACCAATACGGCGGGCGAACTCTCTGGAGATGTAGGCTTCAAGGTCAAACACAGAGTCATTCAGCAGTTCCTCGGAAACCTTGATCAGGGTGCCCAGCTTATATGCCCCAATGGATACCTGACCAAAGCTGTCATCGCTCTCGGGGATGGTTCCTTCCTCGTCAATCCATGCGGCAGTACCTTTAGTGGCTACAACTGGTATTTTTCTATCGCCAGAAGAAGTGGTGATTACGTTGGCCAGTGTACGGAAGATATTCTCATCCTCAAGCGCTTCTACAAGAGTACGCTCAAATTCATCTGGAACCAGATAACCTCCCTCTGAATCAGTACCGATTTGCAGGGCATTTCTTACGTTTGGATCAAGTCCTTCTCCTGCACGGGTACGCATGGCACTCCAGAATGCCTTTTTGTATTCCGCAGATGCACGTCCGGTCTTTTCTTCCGTTTCCTTCGACGGTACGTTGGTTATCGGGTTACTGGTGGCTTTGGAGAGTTCTAAATCAATTACTGCTTGACGCTCAAGACGTTCGATTTCCTTGCCCAAAGCCACAACTTCGTTTTCCATTTTTTCATAGGTAGCTGTATCCTCGGCTGACAGAAGCCCATCGCCACCTCGCTTGGCGTCAAGGAACGCTTTTGCCGCATCCCACGCCTTTGCACGCTTTTCACGCAGTTCAAGAATCTTACTCATTGTGATGTTCCTCCTTCAAATTAGTGAGAAATTAAAAAGAGCCGCTTTTCCAGCTGCTCAATTGGGGTACCAGTTTTCGGTTTTGTTTTCTTGGGTATCTTCCCCAGCAGGGAGTTATACACCGCTGCGCGAGAGAATATTAGGCCTTGACCTGTGTCCAGAGGAATGCGCTCATCGCTCTCCATGAACAGAATTTTATCTGCAAATCCGAGCTCAATTGCTTTATTCGCATTCATCCAGGTCTCTGCGTCCATGAGATGAGAGATCTTTGCCCGGGAAAGGCCTGACTTCAGTTCGTATGCATTGATGATGCTTTCCTTGACCTCATCCAGCAAGGCCTTGGCACGAAGCATTTCCTCGCTATCACCAATGGCAATTGTCGAAGGGTTATGGATCATCATCATGGATACCGGCGACATATACACATCACCGCCCGCCATAGCAATGACAGAAGCGGCGCTTGCAGCCAAGCCATCAATTTTAACTGTGACTTTGCCGGTATAATCCATCAGCATGTTGTATATCTGAGCTGCCGCAAATATATCGCCGCCGGGCGAGTTAATCCAAACTATGACGTCACCTGTGCCTGTCATCAGCTCGTNTCTAAACATCTTTGGCGTCACTTCATCGCCATACCAGGTCTCGTCTGAAATTTCTCCGTTGAGGTATAAAGTGCGTTCTTCGGTAGTTTCGTCTCGCACCCAATTCCAAAATTTCCTCATTGGCTGTTAACCTCCTTTTCATAAAAATTGCCTGCCTGTGAAAGTGGGAGCATGTTTCCGTTTACCAGATACAGATCTCCGCCTTCCTCAGCAGGGATACGGTTCATATCTTCAAGCTCCCGGATATCGTTCGCTGACAGCCAGCCGTTCTGCCGTCCGACTGCATATCCGTTCATCCGGCTCTGGTAGTCGCCACGCAGCAGACCATCAACATTGAACTTAATAAAGATAGAGTTTTTCTCAGATGGCAATAGAAGCGATTGCTGAAGACTCTGCTCCCATCGCACCACCCATGGGTTAAGCGTATATTTTACAAACTCTAGCGATTGCTGCTCAATGTTGGAGAAGCTGGACTTTTCAAGGTCACCCACCATGTGCGGAGGTATACGGAATATCCTAGCGATTTCGTTGATCTGAAATTTTCGTGTCTCCAAGAACTGAGCCTGCTCCGGAGGAATGCCGATTGCCTGAAACTTCATTCCTTCCTCCAGCACAGCGATTCTATGAGCATTTCCACTGCCTTGATAGGCGCTGTTCCAACTGTCTTTGACCCTCTGGATGTCCTTGATTACTCCCGGATGTTCCAGCACACCACCTGGATTTGCTCCGTTTGCGAAGAATGAAGCACCGTATTCTTCAGTCGCAAGCGACATGCCGATGGCGTTTTTAGCCATAGCAATAGGACTGTATCCGATGAGACCGTCAAATCCGAGTCCGGGTATGTGGAGTATTTCATCTCTGCGGAGTATCACTGTTCCGCTGTTGGGATTGATCCGACTTTCTTCGAAATCTCTGCGGTAGGTGTATACCAATTCTCCGTTTGAAGCTCGACTTACTTTCATTTTGTTTGGAAGCAAAGGATATAGTGCGATTGGCTGTCCACGACCGTTCCTCAATATCTGCGCATAGGCATTGCCCCAAAGTAAAAGATGACTCATCAGTGTTTCTCGGAACACAAATGAAGTCATCTCTGGGTTAGGCTCATTATGAAGCAGATAGTATAGCGGATGTTGTGGTATACGTTCTTTGCTTCCGTCCATTCGGTACTGATAAACGTGTAACGGAAGTCCAGCTATAGCCTCAGATAGTATCCTCACGCAGGCATACACTGCAGCTGATTGCATTGCAGTCCGTTCATTAACTGTCTTACCACTGGTAGTACTGCCAAACAGAAACGAAAATGCGCTGCCAATACGATTTTTAGGCTTATCACGGGAGCGGAACAATCCTTTTAGCGGGTTTATCATGGGTTTTCACCTCCGAAAATAGGCATGAAAAAAGCACCTACCATTTGATAGATGCTTATTTGATTCAATGATTCATTATCTGGCTAAACTAATTTTTGGCGTTCTTCTAGTATAAAGTTGTAGTTTTCCAACATTTCCATTAATTCCTCTTTGTTAGTTAACCATTCCGACTCATAAGGTTTCATTCTTTTGATTAAGGGTTTGATTTTATCTTTTGATATTTCACCGCCAATAAAAAACATTTCCAATGCCTCTTCCCTTACCCATTTTTGCACACGCTCATTGCCACTAAAGTTTTTACTAAATCGACCTCCGTCAAAACATTCATAAAGAGTCTTTGGCATTTGATCATAATATTTCAATTTAGCATCTCCCCGCTCTTGCATATTAGAATCTATTAACCGCATTACATTTGCTCTTGTAGATGCTAATTCAGCAAACCTGTAGAGTTCCTTAACTAAGTCATCATCGCGAGGTAAATAAGCATTGATATTAGATTTAATTTCGTTAATGTACTTTTGATTCTTTATTGGAATATTCTCATTTCCGACCCACTTAAAGCGATTCGATGCTAAACATTGTAAACACATCTTTAGTGGTGTCCATAATGAAAAAATGGTGTCTGCATTTAAGTCCCCATCAAGCCAAATGCAATCTAGATCATTCATCTTTCGCCATTCATTCTTTATAGCTTTCAGTTTTTCTCTTTCTTCCATTGATAAGTCATTATATTCCTTACCAAATACCCTCTTTGGTGTTGGACATGTATCGTTTCCAATTGACCAATATAATAGGAAATTGATAATGGGATTATCTGTGTACTTATCCCCTAGATATTTTTTCAGTTTATTTTCGCTCATCAGTTTATCTTCGCTCATTTGATCAAACCTCTTTTTTTAAATATAATATCATAAAATGTCCAACACCATCATATTAAATCAAATAATTTGAATCCGCCTTTTCCAATGCCAAGCTTCTGAGTTAAGTTTGTTTTCCTCTTGGCCGTATTCTTCATGAAGGTCATTCCACCTTTCTGTACCACT